ATGGCCGTATTCAAAAACTCCGCCCAGATACGGGCAAACTTGGCCGCCGCCGAAAAGGACAAGGCCCTAAAAAATGGGGCCCGCGCCTATTCTGTACACTGCGCCGAGAAGAAAAAGCAAATCACCGAGCGCTACAACAGGGGCCAGATCAAAACGTGGGACGACCTCGGCATCGAGGACATCCCCTCTGTCGTCAAGGCCCAACCCCTTGACCGCTTGGCCCTTGAGCGCTTCGTTGGGCCATGGGCCGCAGCGGCCGAGGCCCGTTACGTATTCAACGAGACCAACCGCAAAGTCGAAGTGGCCCAAGTGTCCACGCGCTTCGTGTCGGCCGAGGTCTCAACCGGCATCACCAAGATTGGCCGCTTCACACTGCGCCCCCGCCAGAAAAAGTGTATCGACCTTGCGACCGAGCGCCTGCGCTCGGGCACCACGTCTGCCGTCATCATTCCCCTTGAGGGCGGCGAGGGCAAGTCCGTAATTGGCTGGGGCCTCATCTCGTACTGGCGCCAGAACAGTTACTTCGGGCACAACACGCCCAAGATATTCCCCATGAATGTCGGCATGTTCTGTACTGCGGCCGCCGTCAAGATTGACATGGAGGACCGGGGCCGCGACTGCGGCCTGACGATCGGCACCGAGTTGTCCGTGCTGTCCCACACTGAATGGCAGACCAAGGCCATGGACCCATTCTTCAAACAGGTCAAGGAAATTTCCCACGGGACCGAGGTCACGCGCGAAATTTATATCATGCCGCCCCCGGCCATCATTGGCATTGACGAGTTCGACGCCTATAAAAAGCCTACGTCCCTTAAGTCAGCGCGCATGTTGGCCGTTATCGAGGCTGGCCTCAAGGCCGGGTCCGTCTTCATCTTCATGTCCGCCACGCCGGGCTCCTGCGTCAACGACATGTGGCTCTTCGCCATCGCGACCGGTCGCAAGTGGAACGGCGAACAGATCACCCGCGAGACCTTCCCCGCTATGGCCCGCGCCATCGCCAGTCGTGTAGGCGCCCGGCCCGAGGACCATGACGAAAAGGCCATGCTCGAATTCCGCAAGGAGTTCAATGACTGCTACATCATGCCGCCCAAGGACCCGCGCAAAGTCAAGGCCTTCAACAAGGTCAAGCTCCTCAAGTTCAAGACCGCCGAAGACCGCGCCTACTACGATCGCACCATCGCCCGTTATCAGGACGAGCTTGAGCGCTGTGGCCAACTGGGCGCCACCGTTAATCCATTGACCGCCTTCCTCAAACTGCGCCAGTCCGAGGAATGGCTCAAGACCGAATACTTCGTGGACGAAATGCTAGAGTCCCATCGCCAAGGCTTCGCGCCCGTGTGCGGTGTCAGCTTCACGGCCTCATGCAATCGCATCGTCCAGCTCCTCGTCCAGCGCGGCATCCCGCGCAATAAGATCAGCGTCATTCAGGGCGGCGACGAACTGATCACCCGCGAGAAGCTAATCAAGATGGTCGGCCAAGACCTCTTTGACAACATCGGCAAATACATCATGCGCTATTACGACCCCGACCAATACGGGCCCCTGACCACGACCGAGCGATCGGCCGTTAAGAAATATATCAAGTGGACCAAGGAGCGCACCCGCAACGAGGAGGACGAGAGCGAACAGAACATCCGCATCGAGCACCTCAAGACCCTGCGCCTTACCAAGCAGTCCAAGATGGAGCGCCACGAGGAGAAGGAGCGCTTCCAACGGGGCACCACCGAGTTCATGGTGTTCACCTTATCGTCCGGCGGCCGTGGTATTGACATGGACCACCAGTACGAACACGTCCGGCCCCGCGAGGGCTTCTTCACCATCTGCTATTGGGCAGAGGAATTTATGCAGGCCCTTTACCGCCTGATGCGCGTGGCCACCATCTCGAACGTCACCCAGAACATGTGCTTCTTCGCAGGCACCAAGGTGGCCGATCACGTGGCGCCCATCCTTGACCGCAAGATCCGCTCAGTGCGGGCTGGCGTCATGGGCAATAACAACTTTGCCGACGAGGCCATCAACCTCCTCGCCAAACCAGTAGCCAAATCTGTCACGGCGGCCGACCTTAGGGACGGCTCCGATACAGCCGACGATGATGGCGAGGGCTTTGATGCCGACGCCGCCATTGAACAAATCGCCGAAGCGGATGAAGTACAAACTGAACTTGCACTATGAAAGCTTGGAAATACTACAAACAAAAGTCAGCCGACTTCATACGCGACGTGCCCCTGCGCCCTGACAAACAAGTCGACCACAACCGCTGCGACAAGTGTGGAATCGTGGCCGTTTCCCTATATCCACATAGTGACAAGTACCTTTGTATGAAGTGTAAGATAAAAGTAATATGAAACCTAAACATATTTGCACTGTTTACTGCGGTAAGTTCTACTTTACTCCATGCATCGGGCGCCTATGCCGTGTCATTAATGGGCGCCTAGTAACTATACGTTATCTATTCCTATGAAATTCTCTAGCCCCCTCATACCAAAACCCCAGTCCGAGCAGCAAGAGTCCATCATCAATGCGCTCGCGGCCCTCAAGGCCCTGCCCCAAGAGCTTATCTACAATGCGTCCCTTAAGCCCGTGGACCGACGCATTAATAAATACATCACGACCACGCCTCACGTCCAAGCCCTACTCAAGCGGGCTAAGCTGGTGGCCTTCCGTCCCGAGCCCGTCCTCATATGCGGCGAGTCGGGCACAGGCAAAGAGCTATTGGCCCGCATCCTTCTAGGCAATCGCCCAGACTCCGACTTCCACCCTATCAACTGTGGCGGTATCGTCGACACCCTATTCGAGTCGCTCCTATTCGGCCACGTCCGGGGCGCCTTCACCAACGCCATCCAAGACAAAGCTGGCGTTCTCGTAACGGCCGGTACAGGAGTTGCTTTCATGGACGAAGTGGGCGAGTTGCCCCTATCCCAACAAGCCAAACTCCTACGCGCCTTGCAAGAAAATAAAGTCATGCCCGTTGGGTCACCTGTCGAGGTGCCGATCCGTTGTCGATTTGTGTTCGCGACCAACCGCAACCTTGAGGCCATGGTCAAAGAGGGCACCTTCCGCGAGGACCTGTACTTCCGCATCTCGCCCTTGACCCTAATGACCTATCCCCTGCGCGAGCGGCCCGACGACGCGGCCGCCATCATGGACGCCTACTGCCGCGAGAAGGAACTCGATCCGCCCGACGGCCCAATCCCGGACCACATCATCCAGTCCAAGGGCAACATCCGCGCCCTGCAAAACTGGCTACTTCAGCAACATGTATGGGGGCCAGATGAAAATTAAAAAAGTCCAGCTATTCCACACCCGTTGTGACTGTGGCCCATCCAACACAAAGCGCTCAGGCCATAAGCGCTCCGCCTTTATCCTTAACAGTCGCCTCTATTGTGCCCACTGCAAACGGCCCATGCCCAATATAGGCAACGAACTTATTACCACCGATGCCCAAGAAACACCCATACTATAATCCCCAAGCGGCCCAAATGGCCGCCACCCTATTCCGCGATTGGGGCGCCCAGAACTACAGCACCATCATCATTCAGCCCCGCTTCCTGAAGATGACGCCCGTGTCCCTTCGCCAGAAGCTGCGCCTCGGCATTAAGTACTTGATCGACTCCCTCGAAAACTCCGAGCACCGGGCCTACTGGGAGGACATCAACACCAAGCTCACCATGACCGAACACGGGGACAACATGCACCTAACCTATAAGCGCGATGTCCTTGAGGCCCGGTCCTTCGAGGACGTGGACGGCCGCGTCCAACTACGCGCCGACTTCAACGCATGGGTCACATCGCCCCGCCTCGTGGGCGACAAGTGGCCCCATGTCCTGCCCTCCTTTAAACTCAACGACGACGATGTCGCCCACTTCCGTCAGCGCCTAATTGACTTGGCGCCCAAGGGATTTGTCGGGGTCGTCACCCACCAGACACTTCGGTTTATGTTCGCGCCCATGGAATAATATGAACACCTGCCAAAAATGCCTGACCCATATTCATCTCAACTTCACTGGAGGTATAGATCATTTAGATAAGCCCTCTAATGAAACCGATGAAACCTTTTGTATGCGCAAAGAGCTTGAGTACTTACGTGAATGGAAAGCTGCTGCTCTTAAGGTTGAGAGTGAGTGGGACCCCAATCACATAGCCGGGCTGCTCGGCGGCCAGCCCGGCGAATCCCAACGCATGGTTATTATGCGCGAGGTGCCTAAATTAATTGACGATCTTAACAGATACAAGCGAGGTATCGCTGTATTAGATACAATAACTAAACTCCTATGACCATCGAAGAACTTCTCAATTATCCCGGCGACCTGTCCCAACTATCGGACGACGACCTCAAGCGCATCCTCGCCCCGCACTTTCCTCTGATGCGCCCCGTCAACATGGCCGACAACCCAGCCAACGGGGCCCTGCCCCAGTCGGCCCTCGACCTTATCGCCGCCACCAAGCGGCCCGGCCTCAAATTCAAACAACAATGACCACATCACAAATCATCACTAAAGTCGGTGTGCCCATATCTTACCTTGGGCCATGGCGCCATGCCGAAAAGAACCGCCATAAAAGATTTATCAACACGCTCAAGTCCTTTGAGTCACTTCCGCCTTGGCGCTACATCACATTCCCTGAATGGACACGTGCACAAGCCAACGTCCTTTGTTATTATCTAAATGAAGAACAATGGTACGGCAGATGGCACGTACTCAACCATCCAAAGTACAAATACATAGTCTATTACGAGCCCGCCCTATTGAGTAGCCGAGGCCCAGATTCCTTTGAGGTCCCCGTTACTACTTATTATTATCCCTTTAAGAAATGTATCTTAGCGGGCAACTGGTTCAAAACTCGTAGCGCCAATGTCAAGGTGAACATTACTTATCACAATGGTCCCAAGCACATTTATCGCTACGCCCTAGACCCTGTCCACGGCCACATAATCTACCGCGCCCTATGAACATACCGCCCGTCTCCGACCTGCCCACTTACGACGTGTTCTTTAATAGCACGTCTCTCAAATATTCACATTGCCTTCGCCGTTACCACATGTCTGTGGTCAAGGGCTATGTAGACAACGACACGGCCGAGGCCCTAACCTTCGGCAAGGCCGTTCACAAATACGCCGAGCGCCGGTCCCTTGGCGACGACCACATTCAGGCCTTCACTCAAGCGTGCCAAATTTACAAGGGCACACAGTTGGCCCAGCTCTCGGGCACCTGTTCCACCATGCCCATTCAAACGCTGCCCGCCTACCGCGACAGCAATGGCCACATCTACGCTGAGCACCAGTTTAAAGTCTATTGGAAGTCCGTCGTTTATCGTGGGTGCCAGTTCAACATCTGGGTCATGGGCACCTTTGACCTCATCACCCTATTCTCCAACGGCATGTTGCGCATTAACGACTACAAGACCTCGCGCAAATGGAAAGCGGCCGAAGTGTTCGCCGACTATGCCGTGTCCGTTCAAATGAAGTTCTACGTGTGGGTCGCCTTTAAGTTTGCCCAACACATATTTGACATGACGGCCGCCAATGCGGCCCAGCGCAACAACCTTTGGATGCAGATCACGGCTATCTTCGTAGGCAAGACGCCAGTCATCTGGCAGGCCGGGTCCCCAATCCAATTTTCTATTGAACAACTCAACGAGTTCGAGGCCCTCCTTGACCGCTACCTCGCCACCACCATCTTGCCCGCGTGGTTTGAGGACGAAGCCCTGCCCACGGGCATGGCCAACAACACCTGCACCAAGTGCCCCTTCCAAGAATACTGCCACTCGGCCACCGAGTCTGGCAAGATTGCTGCTCTTAGCCGCCACCGTCAAGTTAAGTATGACCCTTCACTTTGGTAATAATATATGAACTATCAAGACTACTTCAACAAACCACCAACCGAAAATACTCGCGTGATGTGCATGATATATGGACAGCCGGTCACAGGCAAAACGACTGGCGCCCGCACCTTCCCCGACCCACACATTCTAGACTTCGAGAACAATCTGCCAAAGGGCGTAGGTAAAGTTATCCCTATGTGGGACGATTCGTTTGTCGATTCGATCAAAAAGCGTGTACATCAATCATGGTCAGCCAATCGCCGCGATGTGGCCCTCATGGTGGCCAAGGACCTAGCGACGCAGATGCCCGCAGGTTCGACCCTTATTATCGACTCTCTTACGCGCCTTGAAACGTGGTACAATATTCAAGAAAACGAGGAGCCGCCCATCCTATCTGAAAAGACTAAGCAACAGGACACCAACGCCCACTATCGCAAGCGCCTTATCTACTTCGACACCTTCTTGACCATGTTCACGACTGCTAAGTGCAATGTGGTCATGATCGTGCACCAGCAATTCGAGCGCGACGAGAAGCGCGAGGTCACTCAGCACGTGCGCCCGGCCCTCATGGGCCAAATCGGCGAGAAGTTGCCGGGCTATTTCCCTGTCTTACTTCAAGCGGTCAGGCGCCAAGCCAAGCCTACGGACCCGGTCACTTTTGACTGGCGCGTCAAGTCCTCTATGTTCGAACCGGCCCGCATCCCAAAGCCCATCGCCCAAGATTTCATCCCGCAGTCCTACACTGAACTTGCCAAGTACCTATGAGCCCTGAAGAAATTAAAAAGATTGAGACACGAGGTGCCCGTAAGGCACTATTAGAGTCGTTACTGAACGCCAACGCCGATTTGACTGAGGCCATTAATAGCTATCGTCAAATTGAGGATACATTTTATCAAGCACATAATAGACAGATTGAATTTGCAAAACAAATCCAAGCGCATATTGCCAAGATCACTGTCCTTATCAACCATCTTCAACCTGGCACCTAACCTGCTTTCTACTTTGGTCCGATAGGACCACTAACAAACACAACTACTAATCACATCATTAACATGTCTGGATATACTCGTCCGCAAATCGTCCGCCGTGGCTCCGTTCCCCGCATTCCCAAAGGCCCCTATACCGTAATGGTCAACAAGGCCGAGGCCGCAATCGGCAAGTCCGAGCCCCACAATCCGCAGGTCATCCTTGACCTTGAGATCATGTCGCCCGAGACCGTTGAATATCAGCCCGGCGTCGTGGTCAAGACCGCTGGCCAAAAGGCCAAGATGTACGTGACCTTTAGCGAAAAGAACTTGGGTAACGTCCTTGCCTTCCTCGACAGTATGAAGGTCCAACTCCCCGAGGCCGCGTCCTCTCAAGAAGAGGACATCAAGAACCTCCAGTTGGCTGCCCTCACGCTGAATGGGAGCTTGTTCCAAATGACCATGTCGTCCAAGTCCGAGCCCATGCTCGACTTCAAGAACAACCCGATCCTCGACAGCCAAGGCCAACCGATCATGGGCCAAGAGCAAATCGAATGCGCCATGTTCAACGTCCTGCCCGGTACGCGCACTGACGTTAACGGCAACGCGTTCTAATCAAACGGGAGGGGCCTTCGGGCCCCTCCCATTTTTATGACCATCACCGAATACATCGAGCGCTCAGGGGCCTTTGAGGCCCAGTCGATTATTTCGATCGCGCATAGCAAATTTCCCGCCCTTCAATGGGATCGCCTAACTCATGCGGCCCTTGGCCTATCGACCGAGGCCATTGAACTTGGGTCCGCGACCACTCTCGAAAACCAAATCGAAGAACTTGGCGACATCGCATGGTTCGCGGCTTTGGCTTGTAGGGCTTTAAACATTACGCCATCAATTGAGATGGCGCACTCCGCCGATGAACCTCGGGGCAAACACATCATTGTTCTCTGTGAACTTTTTGCCTCTCGCGTAAAGGCTGGTTTATTTTATGGGTGGGTGACCAAGCCTACTGACTCCAACATCGACGCATGGGCCCAAGTGCCAGCGCGCATCCTAATTCTCTGCGAGCAGATGTCCCAGCTCTACTGCAATGGGCGCCTATTCGAGAGCAACATTCAGAAGCTCACGGCCCGTTACGAAAAGGCCAAGTTCTCTGAAGAGAAGTCCCTTAACCGTGAGCCCGAGGTCGAGATGGCGGCACTTCAACAGGCCGTCAATATTCCCCAGCCCATCGAGGAACCGGTCGACCCCGACATCGAGGCCATGCGCAACTTCACAGCCAACACGCGCACGGGCAAAATTACGCTCGGCAACTAACTTGTCTAGGGATCGTGGCCGGTATAGCACGTTGCCTATACATCGGACTAGATAATCCCGCAGGCCCTCATCCTGAATCGCATATATTTGGGTTGAGGGCCGGACTCTATTTACTATGGACACCCTTCTCGTTCTCCCTAGAAAATCCCGCTATGACGAAGTGCACGGTAAGCCCCTAGTGGGCCCAGCCGGTGACCTTGTGCGTGAGGCCGTCGGCCCTTGTGATGTACTTTACGCCAATGACTACACTCATGCCTTGCCCGGCTACAAGTTTGTCATATTGACTGGCGACGAAAGTCTCAATCACCTTGGGCCCAACTTAAAGCTCAACCTTCATCGAGGTTTCGTGCATCAGTTCCCGGGCCGCAATGTGGTCGCGACCTATTGGCCTCAGGACTGTGTTGATCTGCAAAACTACGAGGCGGCCCGCGCCCATGCCTTTGATGACGATGATGAGGAGGACGCCAAGTCCAACGGCAAGGACGGCGGCGAAACGTCCCGCGCCAATTACCGCTTTTGGTTCATGCGCGACGTTGAGAAATTGCGCAATCCGCCTTCTCGAATTCAATTCATCAATGAGCGCCCGACCAATTTGCAGTCGGCCAACCTGCTCAAAATGATCAAGGGCCGAACCATCTACTTTGACATCGAGTCCCATCCCGACAACTACATCACTTGCTTCTCATACGCAATTGACAATGGGCCCGTGTGCACCCACACCATCTACTTTAAGCGCCAACTACAAGACGCCTCCCTTGAGCTGATGGCCGGTTTGGCCCGGGCCTTCATGCACAATAAGATTGTCATCCACAATGCGGGCTTCGACCTAATGTTCTTAGCCCTCTTCCACAATATACCCTTCGGCCCAGACATCGAGGACACCATGTTGATGGGCCACCGAATTTGGCCCGAGGCCGAAAAGTCTCTGGCGCACAACATAACCCTATGGACAAATGAACCCTACCACAAAGACTCCGGCGGCACTTGGAATCCCCAAACCAAGCCCGCTCTCGATAACTTACTACGCTACAACGCCAAGGACGTTGCTACACTTAGAGCTATTCACAAGGCCCAATGGCGATATGTGGATGCGTCTGGAGATCCCGGGCTGCGAAGATCAATTGTTCAAGTTAACACCAGTATCTTCAATTACCTCTATGCCGGACTTCACGGCCTCCCGATAAATGGCCTGAAACTTGCGCACTATCTTAAGAAAGCGCGCACCGACCGCGACCAATGGGCCCGAGTTGTGCAAGTGGCCCTTGGCTATAACATGAACCCCGGCTCGTCCCAACAACTCGCCGACTATTTCAATGAACGTCTGCACTATCCAGTCCACGCCCGCACCAAAAGCGGCGCGCCCAAATGTGACGAGTCCACTTTGTACCGTTACCTCCTTAAATATCACAACCCGGCCGTGCGCCTTATCCTAAAGTACAAGGGCCTACAAAAATTGGCCGGTGAACTTGGCTTCCAGGCCTATACCAAACCCCTCAACTTCAAATGAATGCCGTTAAAGAGATCGCGCTCTATTTTGCGCTCGCCGTCCCATACGAAAAGAACATGCCCCTGTGGCCCTACATCGCCACGCCCAAACTCAATGGCATCCGGGCCATGTGGCTGCCCACTGTAGGCTTCTTCACCCGTAAGGGCGAGCCTTACACTGATGGCATCTTGCCTCACATCGAGGACCTACTCAAAGCGGCCGATGTGCCCATGCTCGATGGTGAGCTTTACGCCCATGGCCTCAGCCTCCAGACCATTAACGGCCGGGCCGGAGTCAATCGTGATACGCCCCACCCCGAACACCTGACCATTGAGTATCATGTGTTCGATAGCCCCAACTTGGCGGGCCGTTTCGTCGACCGCCAAGAAGAACTTAAACGGCGCCTGCCCAATTCGCCCTACATCAAACTTTTACCCTACAAAATGTGTGACTGTTGCGACAAAGGCGACCGGGCCCACGAGGCCTTCGTGTCTATGGGCTATGAGGGCACAGTCTACAAGCACGGAGGCTCCTATATGGCCGGGCGCTCAGACTATATGATTAAGCGCAAGGCTTGGATGGACGATGACTTTGAGGTCATTGAGTACCTCAGGGGCACCGGCAAATTTCAAAATACTCTTGGCGCCGTCGTCTGCAAAACGGCCTCGGGCACCACCTTTAGCGTTGGCAGCTTCGCCTTTAACGACGATGAGCGTCATGCCATTTGGCTTTCGGACACAAAACCCAAAACGGCCAAGGTCAAATACCTTGGTCTGACTGAAGACGGTAAACCGTACAACACACAAGTACTATCCCTAACATGAACCACATCGCAATCATCTACCACGACGCCGACTTCGACGGGAAACTGTCGAATGAGGTATGCCGCCATTGGCTGAAGAACTCATATCCTGAAGCCGCGATCCATTCGTATGGCTGGGACTACGGTCGGCCAGTACCAAGTCCATCCGCTGAAATTGATACAGCGTTTTCTCATAATGGAGGTCTACAGACGCGGCTCCTTACATGGGAAGATTACGATCAAATATACATCGTCGATCTCTCCGTTGACGAACTCATGGCCCGGCTCGACCTGCGCGACAAGATCGTGTGGATTGACCACCATAAGACGGCAATCGACAAGTGGGATGCTACTCCATCAGATGCAGAGCCAGAACCCGGTCGATTTCAAGGCTACCGCATCGATGGTGTTGCAGCCTGTCGTCTATGCTGGCAGTGGTTTTCCTACGGTCCTAATTTCGGCGATCCAAGGCCAATCAAGACAGACTTCATAGAGCGACGAGTTGCCGAGCCCGAGCTCATCCGCCTCGCTGGTGAGTATGACATCTGGGACCACCGGGATCCTGATGCCAAGGCGCTGCAGTTTGGGCTTCGCGCCTTGAGCCATGAACAATTTGAGGACTTGGTGACCAAGCAGTTCAAAAATTCCGGTTCAGAATTTGACAGGGGAATGGCCTTTATCGCAATTCGCACCGCAGTCAAAAATGGGCACGCCATCAAAGCCTACTGCGACCGACAGAACGACGAATACAGCTCCGCCTACTCGCACACTCTCGACTGGGAAGGGCTCAAATTCTGCGCCCTGAACATTGGCCAACGAGGCAATAGTGACCTAGTGCGAGGTGGCCTTAAGCCCGAGCACCAAGCCATCTTTGCATGGCGCTACACCGGCACCCACGCCCTTGTTTCATTATATCATGCGCCCGGCTACGAAGATTTGGACCTTAGCGCCATCGCCAAAAAGTACGGAGGCGGCGGGCACCGGGGCGCCTGCGGATTTCGATTGACATTAACTGAACTTAGTAAATTATTACCATGATCCCTACAGAAATGCCCCGCCATCGCGGTGTAGCTTATACACCTCCAGAACCCAAAACGTGTCCAGCTAATGGAGTACCTATGCCCGAGCCCATGCGCGTCCGCGATTATACCGAGCGCGTTGAAAAAGAAATCAGCGGCCTTCAAGATGATTTGACTAGGCTTCGGGCCGCTATCATTTCTGTTCTTCCCGAAAAGGAGGAAGTTATAGCTACCCCGCCACTTAATGTTTCTCCAAACGCTGGCGCCCTTATCTATAGTTTGGCAAACATTACTAATCGCATTGAAGCCACGCGCAATTTTGTCAGTTGGTTAACACAAAATGTTCAATTATGAAAACTAAACTCACAGCCCTCCTCACTTCAGCCCTCATGGCAGCTGCGGCAGTTGCCGACACCAACCCATGCTACACCCAAGTAACGCGCACAGCGTATCCACTTGGCCAAGACAATGGAGTTCGCATCTACTACAGTGTCGTGCCGTCCTCAGCGGGAGTTGAACTTAAGGCGTGGCACCAAAGCCTCGCCTATTATGACCTCACGTTTCGGGCCACGACCGTAAATCGTGGGGCCACAAATTCTACTACCGAATTTCGACCAATGGTGTCCGCCGTAGGTGGCGCCATTGACGCCTTGGCCACAGCACTTACCACCCAAACCACCACCCAAACCAGCGCGGCCAAGTCAATCGTCCTTCCATGGACCGACCTCTGCAATCTGCGCGGAAATTCCGGCCAGATCGAAATGTGGATTTGCGAACCGGGCAAGACTAACGTCTTGTCCTACGGCATTGTTCGCGTTGACAGTAACTAGAAATAAACCTATGATCACCCGCCTACTTATGTTAGGTACTGGCACCCTGCTTTTAGCGGGGTGCCTTTCTCCGGAGCGTGTTACTCGATCCACACTGGAGATTCGCCACGGTACCAACTACATCAAATCGTCCACACCAAAAGAGTATAAGGTCAAAAAACTCAAATGGTCTGAGGACGGCATCGAGGTCGAGGGCCTAAATTCTGCTGTCAACGTCAATGCAGTCGAGGCCCAAGTTCATCAAGCAGAACTCCTGCAGCAAGGATTTACTCAGAGTCTGCAAATGCTACAATTCATGGGCGCCATCGCGGGCAATTACTTCTCCGGCCGCAATGTGGCGCCTCAGGTTATCACGAACTTTGTTTACGTACCAGTATCCGCAATTAATACAATCACTAACAAATGAAAGAACTCACAAACAACACGGGATTCACGCCAACTATTGGACATTTGATCGTAGAGGCCTTTATGCGCCCGCAGAAGGGTAAAATTGTCCTCATTAATCGTCAAGAGCAAGAAGCTCCGCCCGACATGCAGGTATTTGTGCTTGAACATCAAGGTTCAGACGAATGGCATAATCATAACGTGTCCGAAATTAAGCCCGGCACCGAGATCATAGCCCGGCCCGGCGGCCAGCTTGAATTCCTGCTGCCTCGTTACGTATACATCATTCCCGAAACCGATGTAGTGGCCATTGAAAATCTAGTTGCAAGGAATTAAATATGGAACCTCAATATTTAATTTGCGCCGACACTGAGGCCGAGGCCAAACAATGGGCCAAGGCCCATAACATTGATAGCTATGAATACCTCGACCCCGCCGACACCGATCCGGCCGATTTTTGCGATGGCACCATGAATGTCATTTGCTTAAAGTCCACTGAAGAGTAAGTGCTAACAGGTCCCGGCCAATGGCCGGGACCCAATTAGTATTTAACGAAGGGAAACATATGGCAACTATAGATGATGTAATGAATGAAGATGTAAACGATAGAGGCGATTATTCAATTCGCCAACAAGACCGTCAGTACCACCAGCTAGTCACACAGCATAACTTTCTATTACAAGATCGCGAGGCGCTAAAAGCTCGCATCCTATATCTTGAATCGGTGGCTAGTCATTATAAACAATTCGTAGAAAAGATAGCTCATTCACAATCTGGGTATATTGATTGTGATATTCAACAAGTAGCTAAAGATTATATAGACAAAGAACCAACCCAAATCTAATATGCTCCGCATCCAAATTATCAACACACCCGAAAAACCCTTAAAGAAAACTCCCACGTTCAAACGCCTATGGCACATGGCCCTCCAGCTATGGTACCATCGCCAGATCATCAAGCGCTATAAGGCCCGACCCATTAAGTATAAGAAGGCGTATCACAGTATGGCCGCGGACCTTAAGGCCACGATGTCTCGATACCAGCACCTTAACGATCTGCATAAGTTAATACAGGTTTCGAATGAACGCGAAATTGCACAACTTAAAGAGGTAGTAACAAAATACAAGCGGCGCCTAGAGGCTTTTGACTATCTCACTAAGTATCATCGCGAGTTTATCATTACCAGAATCATACGGAATGATAAAGTAAAAACTGAAATTGGCGACGAAGCCATAGCCCATATTAGAAATGAACCAAAAGCCTAAACCTCCGTGGATTAACCACATCACGTGCCGTGACCCTAAGGCCTACGTCACAGAGCTTCCGGCTCGTGGCGCCAAACATGCTTACTACAATATCATTGGCACCGACACGTGGGTTGAATGGGTCAATGATAAGTGGATTCGTGTGAATCCAGCTTGGGTCCATGCTGAGTATGAATGTTGGTTTATATCCTCTGATCCTGACGCCTATAAATGTATCACTATAGATCACGCTAAGCTACCGGACATAACGGTTACTCAGATACTAGCTGCCCGTGACTATATCGAGACCCAAGAAAAACCACCCGAGGGCCCATTCCCTACAGGGCCCTTATACTTTAGAATCTAATGCGCTACCTCACCCAACTCAAGCCCGCTGGCACAAACTCCTATCGCCTCTCGGCCAGTCAACTATTCGACTTTGGGGGCAACGCCCAAAACAATAGCAAGGGCACGATGGATATTTTCGAGGCACCCGAAGGGTGGAGTTTTGCCCAGCGAGATCAGTCTGGCGCCGAGTCATTAGCCGTCGCCTACTCATGCCGCCCGGGCCGCTATCGCAACTTGTTCGTTCATGGGGTCAAGCCCCACACCTATGTTGCCCTGCACCTATTCCTCGACAAGTTTCGAGGTAATCATCCGCGCTCGCGCTATTGGCTACAAGACCCTAAGGTCCTGCGCACATTTGAGGAGTGGTCTCATCTTAATAAGGTCATTAAGGACTCGCCCTTCGAATACGACATCGGCAAGAAGACCGGCCACGCCAGCAATTACAAGATGGGCCCCAACACATTCCGCGAGTTCACACTCAAGGAGTCTGAGGGTTCACTCATCCTCGACATGGCCCAAGCCCAATATTACCTTGGCACCTACAAGGAACTATTCCCTGAGATCGTCGAGTGGCAAAATGAGATTGAGGCCCGTGTCAAACGCGATCGGCGCCTAGTCAATTTGCTTGGGTTCCCAAGGCGCTTCGAGCGTATGTTCACCGACAGTTACATTCGCGAAATCATATCGTGGATTCCACAGTCGACCGTTGGGTGCATTACCCATAACGCCGTTGAGCAAACCTGCGCCCACATCATAAAGCACAAGTTGCCTTGGCGCCTAGTCAGTAACAAGCACGACAGCTATGCGCTGCTCGTGCCTGACAACCACATTCCCGAAGTGCGCGAAGTCATGAAGCGCCATATCAATATTACGCTTCGTGGCATCGACTCCGAATTTACAATGGCGTCCGATTTTCAAGTCGGCAAGAACCTTAAGAAGTTCTCTAAAACCAACCCGCAAGGGATGCTTGAACAATGAACGACCATCTAATTCCTGATGATCGCCTTATAATGAACATTCCCATCATGCAGATTGCCGACCTCGTAACGATCTTCATCGAAAAGCACGGACGCAACCCCAACACACTCCTTGTGGGCCCAGACCAACCCAAGGACCTCATCCGGGCCCAAATCGTCATGGGCCTTCGCGTCAAAATCTGTGACGACACCACAATACAAGTAGCCCTCCTATGACCAACCGTGAACACTGGCATAACTATTGTTCTGAACTCTTCACCAACAGGGCCCTAGTCGAATGGGGCTGGCATATGCTCATTGGCGCAGCCCTTGAGCGCCGCGTTTACTTCGACAATTTGGACCATCCGCAATACCCCAACATGTACACAGTCTTTATTGCGCCTGCAGGCGTAGGTAAGGGCCTTGTACTCGACGAAATCAAGAGTGTTCTCACATTCCACAAGTCATCCCTTCAGGTCCAGACCGCTAACTCGGCCACCCAACTACTGCAAAAGTACAAACAGGGCAACGCCCATATCAAGGACACTGGCGAGCGCGGCCTTTTTAAGCTGGCGGCCGACTCCACAACCTTCGAGTCGCTACTTGTCGAAATGGTCGGGGCCTCAATTCTTCAAGGCGTCACTGATATGCACACGGGCGAGAAGGTCGATTATGTGCACGCCTCTTTGACATTTGTTCTGGATGAGTTTACCTCCATCTTCAAGCAACACGCCGAGGACCTCTTGACATTTCTACTCACGGCTTGGAATTGTAAGGACTACAATCGTAAAACCAAGAACATGGGCCATGACGACTTGACCAAGATCTGCCTCAACATCGCGGGCGGCACCACGCCTTCAGAGTTCCTCAAATTGATCAAGCGCGAAGTCATAGGCACCGGCCTCATGGGCCGTGTCGCCATGGTCTATGCCCAATGCAACGATAAACGTGGCATTAAGATCCCGGCTTTAACTCCAGACCAAGTGGCCAGCCGTGATGTGGTGCGCGCTTGGGCTCTACGCCTCAAATCCGTCTATGGCTGTGTTAAGCTGGCGCCCGAGGTCCAGCCTTTCCTTGAATCTTGGTACGATTCCAGCGACTTCATCGTCAATACGTCCAGCCGCCTCGACGAATACTATGCCCGTAAAATCAACCACCTGATTAAACTGTCCATGGCCCACCATTTTGGCGAGCCGGGCTACGAGGGCCCCATCTCACTGACCACGGTCAAATACGTCATCAATATGATGGCGGCCAACGAGCAGAATATGCACTTGGCCTTTACGATCGGCGGCCGTAATGAGCTGGCGTCCATTCAACGGGCCGTGGTCCAGTACATGAAGCGCCAACCGGCCGGGGTCACTATCAACGACCTGATGATTCAGTTCGTCGTCGACACAACACTCGAAGAAATGCAGACAATTTTGCACACGGCCCAACTCTCGGGCCTGATCAATACGAAAAACGAAATGGTCGGTACACATCAAATCACAAAATACTACGCACTATGATTATTGGAATTGGATATAGGGCCCATAGCGGTAAGGACACCGTGGGCCGCATATTAGTACAGGAGTTTGGGTTCCACCGTGTTGGATTTGCTGATGCCCTTAAGGACGTTTGCTCGGTTATCTGCTTTGGTGCCGTGTTCGCTCATGTGCGCCATAGCGATTTTAAGCAGGACATTACACCACTTGGCCTGACAGGAGGGCAACTACTGCAAAAAGTGGGCGTGGCCCTACGTGAAGCGGTGCCCGGCATCTGGATTGAATCAGCCCACTTGCTTCCCAAGCTAGTCACCTATGGAAATATTGTCGTAACTGATGTCCGCTTTGAGGATGAGGCCAAGGCCATCAAGGACCTTGGAGGCATTCTCATTGAGGTCCGGCGCTATGTCCCTCAGGACGACCACGTGTCCGAGACTGAAGGCGCCAAAATAAAATGGGACCACGTCATTGAAAATAACGGGTCCCTTATCGATCTGCTGCACGAAGTGCGAGCCCTTATGGCCTCCCTTGGGCAGTCAGTTTCATCTTCTGACGGCGCATCTGATAGTCCGCAAGCGCCTTCGGCCCCTGCGTCTTAAGCAGATACTGCTGATAGGCCCCTTCTTTGTAGGGATCTTCATAGCCGCCCTTGTAATTATCGAGGGCGGCTCTTTCTTTATAGGGCACTTGGGCCAAGGCCCCAGCGTCGCCTTGCTTGGCCTTCGCCTTAATGGGGCTGATGATCGGTGTTCGGTCCGAGAACAAGTTGCCTTTGATAGAATTGGCCAACACCTGCGTAGCGGGCACTTCTCGCTGCTCAGTTTGATATTCGTACACGTTCTTGTTCCGTTGATCTTGGGCCAGCCCACGATCGGTCATAAGGCCCCGTGTAATTTGCATGTTGTCCAGTACGGTGCGCTTAAGGACCTCTTGCAAAACACCAATGACCGGCTCGTCCTTACCCACTGCATCAATGGCCGCGGCCGTATTCATAAGGACGCTTGACGCGAAGTTAAGTGACGGGTCACCCACAATCTGCTGCGATCCGCCCCGGATGTTCTTGGCCATCGACCCAGCCACGTTGCCCGCCGTGCCAAAAGCCCCAACCAATTGGGCCATTTCCATCACATTAAGCGTTTTCTGCACAAGGGGCTTTTTCTTACCAGCCTTGATCTCTTCATCGGTCGGCAGACCAGATGGGCGCCCACTCAGAATTTTCGTGATGGTCTGAACGGCCGGAGCCGTAACCGCAAGGCCCAGCACATAAGCGACCAGCGGCCCGTAGTTACCCTTCATAGCGGGTTGGATAACCATTTGGCGCGTCCGGTTGAAGTTCTCAACGCCAAACCGCTGAATGCGCAGCATCATGGACACGGGTCCACCCTTAAGCATGAGGGCCGGAAGGCCCTCGCCCGAGTATGTGCCCTGAATGCCCTTCGCGTAATTGCGCGCGATGCGCGTGATCTGTTCTTCGAGTGGCTGGTTGGTGTCGGCGCCATAGCCAAACTGCTCAAGGAACCGTTGGGCCGACGGGTCGCCCTTCTTCTGAAGTTCCAGATTCACCTTAGCCAATTCTTCCCCAATCGTGAAGTCCTGCACACGATTCCAATTTTCGAGGAACTCACTACCTGACCACTTGTAGATTTTCTCACCGGCCGCCTGAAGATTACTAGCAATCTTTGTGGTCATAGGTTGGTCAATATCGTTCGCGGGATCAATATGAGGCTTAATGACCCCGGCCTCAATGGCCTTGGCCCTTTGCGTGTAATAATTTTCGTATGCGCGCATAGTTCCAGACACCAACGCATGGGCCGCCTCCGGATTTTGTGCGTTAATTAAGTGCATGGGGACCTTAGCAATCGTATTCTTCAAGTTAGACAACGTCTGCATAGTCATCGTGTTAACGACCCTTTGGCCCGACAGCACAACGTCCCGGGCGTCTTGGCTCAGGCCCGAAGTGCCCCGGCCTTCATTGAACAAGGTGTCCTCAAGGGATGCACGCAAGTTCTGCATAGCCTGACTAGATGTGGCCGGGGCCTCGGCGCCCGATGGATGAATCACATTCTTATCATAGCCTAACTTACCGGCCACATAAGGATCATTACGGATGTGCTGCTTAATGGCCACGCCTCGGGCCCAGCGCCCACCGTACCGTTGGAAGTTGCGCAACATGTCCTGCTCGCGAATATCATCGTGCAGATGGTACTTACGGGCCGACTTGGTCAAGGCGCCAAACTCAGAGCCAATGGAGTTGGGCGATTTGCGCACGCCCTCCATGTACTTACGAAAATACACTTCAGCGTCCAGAGGATCAAAGGTCCCCTTGAAGATTTGCTGATTGTAGTCAAGGAACTTGGGCAAATGTTCCTTCATAAAGGCCTCTTCGTTCGCCTGAAAATCCCGAGCCGCCCGGCCCGACATCATTTCGGCCACGTAATTCTCCTTCTGCTCAATTGGATAGCCATGGGCCGTGGCCAATTGGGCCGTCTCGTTCATGGCCTGCTGGTAAATATCATTAACGGCCGCTTCCTCAGGCGTAAACTGGGGCTGAGTCAGCATCTGCCCGGCCTTGGACCGTTTCCAAATGGCCGAGTCAATGACCTCTTGCGGATATTTCTTAAGGGCCTCAATGTATTTATTGACTTTGCCTTGCAGCATGTCAATTTCATTATAGGCTTTAGCGCCTTGACGCCCAACGGCCGCGTCCTCGGCCCCAGCTTTACCTAAAACAGACGAGGGCACAAGAGAGTCTTTGTCGGTGAGTTCCTGAAAGCGAATATCAGGGTTACTTCCGTCAAATGTACCCTGATTACCAATAGCAGATTTAATCTGCTCAGGGTGGAAGGCAATCCAAGCCGTATTACTTTCGGCCCCGGGTCGACCTTCATGTACATTTTGGTATTTAATACCGTCGTAGCCCTTTTCCATAAGGCCCTGCTTAATAATATTCCAGCTATTTTTATAATTGTCGCTGCGTAATTGAGCTACAGCCGCGTCAATATAATGCTGATCTACAATACTATTACGCTTTAACCAGATAATAAAATCTCTCGGATCCGCGCCAAATTTATCTGGTGCAGTAAGAGGTTTTCGTATATTTAAATACGTTGGAAAGATGCCATCTTTACGACTTGGATCGTACATTAAGTAATTTTTTGGATCAGTCACGGATTCAAAAAACTGCATTCCCATTGGTGTACTCGCTACAAAATCATTAGACTGCGCAGGGTCTCCAAAATGCATACCCATTTCAGCAGTGCGCGACATGTCAAATGTGTCAAAATCCGAGTGCTTAGTTCCATGCGTAACTATAAAAGGACGTCCTTCAGCATCTACAACTTTAGATGCACGATGAGGTTCTGCTTCATAGTCGCCAAACCACCGCTTGAATTTATCGGGAAATGTTTCATGCAGTGGTTGATACCTCATTCCGTCATCACTTTTTTTTAAAGGCTCATTGACCGGGGCGCTTGGCATTTCGTCAAAGCGCTCAGCCAGCAAGCGGGCCATACGGTCAGGCGACTTGGCGCCCATGATAACGCGCAAAGCGTTCCAGTTATCACTGAGGTACTTCATCACAGAGTTCTGGCCTCGGGCCCCACGACTCGACGCCGTGGCCAACTCCACAAGAAACTCCTCAGGGTCCGAATATTGACTGGCCGCCTGCAAAATTTCACCAGCGGCCTTGCGCACATGCTGGTTGGGCGAGTTCTGCATGTCCAACAGCTCAGCGTGCATACCCTCGTGGACATGGGTGTCCTTCTGCATGTTGGGCTGCGACACTTGGATCTGGCGCGTATCGCGATTAAAGCTACCGGACACGGGCCGACCGTCCGGAGTGGTCATGCGCTCGGGCGTTTCACTAAACTCAAAGCCCCGGCGCCGTAAAGCACCACGCTCAGCATTAATGTCAAAAGAGCTAGTAGGATTTTGGGCAGATTGATACTTCACTCGATTTCCCTCAAGCCGGTCTTGTATAATTTCCGCCTCAGTGCGCCCCGGCGTAAGCCAATCAGGAGGCCCTGGATCTGCAGTTGAGGGCGCATCTGAGCCATTGCGCATAACCCATTTACTCGGGTCGAGATTGCTCAAAAAGTACAAAAGCTGACGCTCGTTCTGAGGTTTAAGTTGAGGCTGGTTATTCAACTCACCAGTCGACGGTCCTGCATAGCCCGGAGGCAAATCGGGGCCCTGATTTTCAGGTACCTGAGGTCCGTACGGAAGATCCGTAAATTCTGACCTTCCTACATAACCGGGAGGCAACTCAGGTCCAACCACTTCGGCTGTGCCTCTTAGGGCATAGCCCCTCTCCCGCGCCTCGGCCATTTGTTGAGCCAGCCGCCCATCCTCGCGGGCCAACTGAAGGCCCACAGGCTCGTCGGCCGTAGTGTAAAATGGCCGATTGACCAGCTCACCAGAGCGAGCGCCCGGCGGCAATTTGACCTCGGGAGGAAGGGGCGGAGGCGTTGCAGCTTTGGCCTTCTTAGCAAGCTCTGCAGCTTCTGCCATTTTCCTAGCACGCACACGCTCGATACTAGCTCCAAGGGCACCGGGCACACTCCTTACCTTACCGTACAACAGACCCTCGGCCGCTGTGGTCAAAAGTTCCTTAGGATCCAGCTCCCCATTACGAACCATCTGCAAAATGCCCGTACCTGCTGTGTTACCGATTACGTTACGGGCCGCATCTTTAAGGATTTTTGCATTTTCAGGCGTTACAAACGACTCAGCTCTTGATAGGGCACCAAGCTTAGTAGCTTGACCTAAGGCTTTCGCTAATTTAAAGGGATTAGTGAACTGAAAAGATCCGGCCATAGCGGCCGTCTGTCCCATTCTTGTGGCAATTGGATGTTCAATTTGGGCACGAAGGCGTGCGCGGGCATCCCCGTAAATAGCATCATCGACTTTATCTCCAAGGGCCCAGTCATAGATACCTTCGCCAAGAGCATTACCAGCTCCGTACGCCGCTAAAGATCCCAAGCCATGGACACCAATACCGACTAAAGGAGCTGCAGGACCTGCAACAGGCGCCGAGGCGCTTGCTGCGGCCGCAGATCCGGCTGCAACTAGGGGTTCTGCTAAAGCCGCAGCTCCCATACCCACTAAAGTTCCAGCCGCAATGCGAGGGACTTGTGTTAGCGTAGACTTACCTAGGGCCCCAAGCGTGCTGGTCTCTTCGACTTTGCCCTCATAGGGTACAATTTGCAGACCGTCCGGCCCCTCGACCAAATCGCCTTCCCAAGGCTTCAGGCCATAATGGGCTAACACTTTATATTTTTGCTCATCTGTAAGATTCATAATTAACGTCCTCCAATAAGTGAATTAATGACTGCAGGATCAACGCGGATCGGGGCCCGTTTGCCGTTCAGCCCATCGAAGTCGGCGGTGGATGGGGGCTGGTTGGTGCCTTGAGGCCCATACACTTTACGCTGAATGACTGGAATTATTTTACCAGTAGTTGGATCAATCTTCTGACCATACTCAACAACGTCTGGGTGCCGCGTCTCACCTTGAATGGCCGTGCTCTGGTCCACGGGCACAACTGGGACAACAGTTCCACCGTAAGGTACAGTAAGTGAATGCCGATTAAGTTCACTGGCTGTTATGCTATCTGCCGTAGTAGGATTGGACAGCATTCTACCCATTGACTGTGCGCGTTTTCGGGCATTACCAATTTCGTCTGCCTGCCTCATGGCGTCTTCGACCATGGTACTACCAGTAATAGGCCTAACTTGTGAGTCAACTACACGTTTCCAATCGGCCGCGGCCTGCTCGTCCTTGACCTTTTGCATGTCGGCATCAATACTAATATCGTCATATTGAGCAGATTTAAAAGGAGTTTGAAATGTGCGCGCGGCCGTGGCCTTACGCTCACGATTACCGGCCTCAACATTACGGGCCCCAGCCTCAGCCGATTGGGCCCGACTGGAGTCCATTTGAGTCAGAATGTCCCTAGCGCCAGCGTCCTCTTCATACTGGGCCCGACCCCGTTCATTGGCCTCGACATTACGATTACGCGCAGCGGACGCACGAGCTGAGGCCCGTGCGGCATCTTGTCCCTCAGTCGCCCCGGCAGCAGCCCCGGGCAGAAGCCCTTTAGCTTTTTCAATATCAACTGACGCATTAGCGCCACGTGCATTATTTTCCTCAGTGTCTGCAAGGGCCCTACTAGCAAATACGCTAGCGGACATTTGTGAAACCTTTTCAGGGTCCCATTCAGGATGGGCCTTAGCATAATAGTCTCGCAATGAATCAAGGGCCAGTTGGTGCAACTCCCTCATATGCTTAATGCTTTCTTTATTCTGTCCACGGGTCTCAAGCCTCTGCACATTAAGCCTAGTCGCCAATCGATTATCCGGGCTATAAATGCCCATCGAGGCCACACGTCCAAGATTCTTCACGAACCCATGCTTTTTGCCCGGGTACCAACCCGTCGGGTCCAGCCCATCATCTGCTGTAGTAAATTCAGCCATAAAATATAATAGATAGAATTAACCTCCAAGTGCCGCTGCTCCGCTTGCAATATTCGAAAACGACCGCGAATCCTGTTCAATAGCATCACCCCAAGACTTAAACATCTTGGCATTAATCGCATCATGGGCCTGAGCCCCAGCGATTTGTTGTCCGTACATATTTGTGCCGATCTGCTGCGCATTAGTTGGCGCCTTAACAACTGGCGTAATGGCCCCAGTCACAGGCGCTGTCCGCGAGTCTCGGCCCAACGTCAAATTAGCGGGATTAAGACCCGTTTTAAGTGAGGACAAATTTGACGAAATTCCATTCAGGATGCTCGCAAAATTAGCCAAGTTAGCCTGATGTCCAGATCCAAATGCCGAGGCCTTTTCGGCAAGGGCCACTGCCGAATTGTCGGGCGAGCCCGGATTCATGCGCGAAACGCCCCGCTCAATTTCGGCCCGTTGCCCGGCCGTCATAGTGGGTGATAGCTCATTCAACAACTGTGAATACTTATCGCCCGTGCCCTTAAGGTTGGCGTAAAATTCAGCATTGGCCGATTCGTCGGCGGCCCGAAGGGCCCGTCCGGCGCTCGGCCCCAATGCGGACATACGCTCAACGTCAGCTTGTGCTTGCGCCGTGTCCATATTGGACTGAAGGGCCGACGCCCTAGGCGTCAACCGCTCCATCTCACCCATGGCCAAATCGTTATAGCCCGGGGTCACGGCCTTGGCGACATTCAAGTCGCCTTGGGCCTCGTCCATTTTTTGGCCCGTGAGCAATTGCATCAATTGCGGATAGTCCCGCTTCATGATGTCCATTGCTTCTTCGGCCTGCCGAGTCGCTGAGCGCGACTCGTAATCGCCACCGAACGCTTTATCAAGTACTCCCATAATTAAATTTCTCGTTTATGCAAACTGCCATTGCGCCAGTTTGTCAGGTATTTAAATTTACCCTTCATTTCTTTTTGCCATGCCCGCGCAAAACGAGCTGGTCCCATGAAAGTTTCTGCATAGCACGTCTCGCCCTGATCTTCATATATAACAAGGGCGACAGGCCTCCCGTGAGAGCGGCCAATGTAACATAGGCCACGGTTAATAGCCATGTAAAGGACCGTAAGAAATTGTTGTACTGTGAGATTACCATAAATGACATGTTTGTTTTGGTGCCAAAGGCCCAATAGGGCCACTTGATCAGGGATAGATAATGTGCTCATCGAACACCGTTCCATCGATTCCCACGTGTGCAGCTTTAAGACTGAATGCTGTCGAGATGATGCGCAAGTATCCTGCTGTTCCGGATCGACCTGCCTGATAGCCGGTCCCGGCAGTGCCCAAGGCGCTGTGTGAATTGGAGCCTGTTCCAACTGTGATGTAGTTGAGTCCATCAATTATGTGTCGTTGATAGTTTTTGTCATGGGCCGAAACCACAAGGCTTGCGCCCCATGTACGAAATGGTAATCGTAGTTGCGTGTAGGCCGTATTAGATGAATAGGGCGGAAAGTGAATAATAACAATTTTAAATGTGGCCGTTGAGGCAGCAAGTTGGGCCTTAAGCCAATTAGCCTGAACTGATCCTTCAAGAAATCCGTCAGGGTCCCCAGTGGCCGTTCCAATATTAGCTGTGGTCCAGCCAACATTATAGAAGAAAAACTCAATATTGCCTTGCGCACGGGTGTAATACCGAGCCCCATTGATAACGCGATTATAGAAGATCAATCCACCATCGGGGTCCAGGTCCAAATTACCGGCCACAGCGGTCCAGCGAGGTTTCAACCTTTGCAGCGTATTAGAATAAGAGGTCCACGTCCCAATATTGCCCACACCGATAAACTGGTAATCGGCCCCAAGATATGGCCACAGCGTATCAACGACGCCGGGCGCCATGTCGCCCACAAGAGCAAACTCAAATGGGGTCGCCTGAACACCGGGCACAAGGGCCAGCGTATTAGGCACCTTGGACTCAAAGTCCACATCCATACGAGCGAACACCAAACGCGCCATCGAGGCCCACTCAATCATTAGGCCCACAGCAAAGCCCAGGGCCGCGTCCGTACTCTCATGGTGAACCATGCCATTTGAGGCGCCTTGCACCGTCTTGTACGGTACAGGAATCGTCGGCGCTGGTGTTACGGACGCTCCCGGCAAAGCATAAGCAACAGTTGACTGGGCGCGCCGGTCAGCATAATTAGTAACTTGCACAGTGGTATTTTCATAAACACTAGAAAATACTAAGTGGGCCCGACGCAAAATTTGAGACACGCCAGCCACGCCACCGTTCCAGTCGCCAATGTACAGGCGCGTAGTTTCGTAAGTGGACCCAGCCCCAAACTCAAAGAGGCGATTATCGTTCGTAATAAAAAACAACCGCTGGCCCGCAGACGTAGAAATCTTGGCGAATTGTTTGATTTGGCCAATATTTTTATACAGGTCCAGCCCAATAAATCGACCCTTCTTTTCAGTGTCTAGCGTCTTATCATAGACAACGACCCCGGGCCCATGGATAGTCTCCATGGCAAACATGGCATAATCGTCAAAATCAATCGCGGCCCCATACGTATGGTTATCGGCCAACAATTGGTGCACTTGAATGCTAACGGGATCGTTATTAGATTCAATCTGAGTTTGCATCGTGGCATTATAGGAATGAATGCCAGTCTGCGAAATAAAGGCCGTATCCCCATTAAGGTCCACGGCGCAATTTGGGTTAAGTACACCCGAGGGGAACAGCGTTTGATTATTAAAACGAGGTTCACCAAAGAAGGAAAGATTAGAATAATCGGGCCGAACGCCAGTTGTGTTACGGCCTGTAGTCACAACAATAGTTGTAGAACCTCCTGATTCAAAGATGCCCGTAATGTCATCAAAATCTACCGCATGGGCCGTAAACAAAGCGTCGCCATCCTTATCGCCAGTAGTGTCATTGATGGCGATAACAAAATCTAAAGGGCGCCCAGACACAGAATGGGCCAAACGATTCAAACGTCCAGCAGGACCCTTAATGGCCATGTACAATTTCTGCCCCACAAATTTAGGATAACGGCCGATAGGCACATACTCGCGTAGCGAACCATCTTCCGTTTCAGTCCACTCAGCGTAGGTAAAGGTTGTTCTGGCCGAAATCACACCGCCCAACTCAGGATAGATCAAGCTAGGTTGAGTAATTCCGTCACAGGCCAGACAGCCCTCGGCCGTTTGGCGAGAGGGCGAATTGGCAAAATGAACATTATCAATGGGGCCTGTACGCTTGTAATTAAGCGTTGAGGACGGAATCATTTCCGTGTCGATGGTATCAACATTAGGGTCCAGCGCCATCCCAGCAACTCGGCGCCAGCCATAGGCACTATTTAGATCACGGTACCAACAGGCGCCCGACACAAAAAGAAGAAGTACAGATCCGATGGCCGTCAGATTTTGATAAAGGCCCGTCGGCGCATCCGTATCTTGCAGCGGCGCCAAAATACTGGACACAGAATTATCACGTACGCGCCCATTAATAAGCAGTTGGTACGTAACGGGATCGGCCCTAAGCTCATTGTATTGAGCGGCGAGCCCTCCAAGGAAAGATTGTTGATTAATAATCATCGCGTCCGTATCGGTGACGGCGAACCCCACGAAGATTGGAAATGTCTCCGCGCGGATGGCCAAATTGAAGTTGAATTTCGTTACCTTGCGTGCGTGACTTAATTACCTCGGCAACGCGCTCATCGCTACGAATATTTTGGGCTTTGGCCGCAAGCACTTTATTTTCAGTGGACGTTTCGTCAATGGCCCTCATGCGATAAATGGCCACCGCTTTGTACAAAAGCGCACTATCAAAACCGGCCACTTGGAATACATCGGTATCAAGGCGCAATGGGCGATAGTACGGTTTGTACAAAACATCCAATGTACGCCCCGGCTGAAGAATGGCCGGGCTCAATGGCGTCTGGGGCCGTTCCAACAATTCCAATTGAATATAGCGTGACGAGTTGAGATAATTCAAAATGCGCGAGATCTCAACTCCATCCGCGTTCTTAAGTACCACATCGGCTGACGTGTAAATGTCCTTGGACACTGAGTGGATTTCAGTCCAGTTGATAGTGTCAGCAGTTCCGGCGCCCAGCCGATCAAAGTCTCCGGAGATCTGGGCCGCGGCCTCAGTGGCCCCTGACACAGTTACAGTCACGTCCTCGACCTGAGTGTCCATCGTGAGAACTGTATCATTTTCAATAGATTTGCAAATGGCCGACTCGCCCACCAGCCTAAAAGTGTACATACTCCCTGTGGGCCACGGGTGATTATGATAGCGCGGGCGCATATCATGCAGCGTGATGGCCATGACATAATCGCGAATGCCCCGAATTTCCATCATGTGGGCCGGAAGCGTAACGATCTGGGAATTATTATCCCAATTGACCTGAATGGTCTGTTCACGCAGCGAGTTGGGCAGATCGGTCTGCTCATAGATCTCGCGCGCAGCGTCATTAATCAATTCCCCAAGGATGAGATTTTGAGCTCGGTCCTCAGCCCTAAGCCCAATTTCGCGCCCAAGGCGCTGACGTAATTCAAGAAATTGCATAATCAGGCGAAGTACATAGCGCGACACTTAAGGCGCCATTTAGTCTCATCAGTGATATCGGTTGGCGTACCCGTGGTTTTATGAAAGACATTAATCGTAAAACCAGCCGAATCGCGTCGAAGATAAAGGTTTGTGGAATCGGCCCATTCACTAAACTCTGGACCGCGATCATCAGCGGCGCCTCCTGCTCCAAACGTCGAGGACAATTTAACTTCGTCGTTTTGAGCAAAGCCCGCATCGCCAGCCGCATCATTACACACGAGATACCACTCGTAATGGAATGGCACACCGGCCATTGAATGGGCAATAGGCGTAATGGCCGCACCGGCGGCCGGAATTGACACAAGACTAGACGTGAAAGTAGAGCCGATGCCAGTTTTGCCTGCAGAAACAATTACACTAGGATCAACCCACTCAAGCGCAGTATTACCGGCATTAGATCGAGGTACTTTAAGGGCCCCGCCCGGCGCCAATTTCGTGACTGGAGTGGAGTTATCCGTGAGAAGATTCTCGACAGTATTATATCCAAGGGCCCCACTCAAATACGAAAGGGCTTTTTTCTCAGCAGCCCCAGTCGTGGAAATTTTAGCAACGGCCACGGTTTGTGCCGCAAACAAAGTAGGAAATGACGACCAGCCCGTAGTCACACCATCAGAATACAGAACCCAAGACCCAGCACTAGCTGGCAACTTAATTGCTGTATCGGCCACGCGAAAGGTTCCAGCAGTAAAAAGGTTCGTGGGATCATCCCACGCAAGCACACCGGCCACATCACGAAGTACATAGCCAGCTGTAGCACCCGTAAGTGAAATCTTATTAAGTGTAATACCACCGGCCAACATGGAGTTGGTAATTGACCCATCGGCCGGAAGCTCAGTTTCCCACGACAGGGTGGTATTGTTCCAGTGCCGATGCACGATACGGGCCCCAGACAAGTCGGCCCAAATGAAGCGTTTAAGCTCTGGGTATGTAATAACGTCTGGCGCTGTGGATGAGTACCAGACAAAGCCAATATTGGTGCCCGGCAAGGCCGTAGACACTTGGGCCTCAAGTTCGCCCGGCGTTCCGATTGTGGCCAAGGCCACTGGCGGAATAAGATAATTGTAACTAGGCATTTGTAATGGGGTAAGAAATTGGGTAAGACTTGCGTACAGGCACAGTCAAAGTGACACTTAATGTTTGTCCCGTACGCGTTGAAATCGGCACGTTAAGGCTTGGTACCGAAATTGGAGTGGCCCCTGTTGCCCAGTACTCAAAGATGGCGCCCTCTGGAATAGTTTGCCCTTCATATGAAAGAGCAAGGGCGTTAGGTTGGTTGGGGCCTCCGACAAAATAACGCGTGCCGGAGCATCGGACAGTAAGGGAAAGAATCGGCGCTTGCGCCAACGGCCGAATTGCAAACGGGCCAGCAGATACAATGTACTCGGCCACAATGCCAATCGTACCCGTAACGACAATTTCGGGAATGGTGAATGAGTCATAGGCATCCTTAACTTCAGTAACTTGACTATAAGCCTGTGGCGCAATTTCAGTAATTGGACTAAACGAGTTCATAAAATAAAAAGCCGCCCCGTACCTTTCGGCACGGGGCGGATGCTCGTAGACCCCTCATCACCAACAACACAAGGGGATTTAGCATTAAATATGCCAATTACTTTATGATAGCCTTTTCCAATCGGTCGAGGGCCGAAACCATTTGCTGAGATACAAGCGTCTGATCTCGAATTATTTTCATCAATTCGTCGTAATGCGCTTTATGTAATGCATCTTTTTCCTCTGTAAGTGTGCGCATCAAGTCAACCTTTTCTTGCTCAGAGGCCAGAAGCTTTGCACTACTTTCTTCTAGACGCTTAGTTGTGTACTTAATGCCATAAGCCGACACACCAAGCCATCCAAAGAACATACCAATAAGCCAAGCCCAAGGTGATTGTTGAGCAACTTCGGCCGACGTTTGAATAATTTCGTGCATGTTAGTCATTGAAGTGATGCGGCGGTTTTAAAGATATTATCTACCTGCGTAGATGTGAGCCCGAGCGCCGCTGAGAGCGTGGTGATCATCGCGTGGTTTCGGCGCACGGTATTGCCGTATTCCCATTTCTCCGTCGCGACCGTCTTAGAAGGTTCAGGAAGCGCGGCCACTGCAGCGTCCACTGCATCCTTCAACCCAGCCAGTGCGACAGCGGCGCGGAATTGCCAGAGCGCAACATCCTGCGGAACTGACTCCGCCGCCGTGGTGATCTGCTTCACGGTTTCCGAATACTGCGAGATGCGACCCTCTATTTCAGATTCGCTCATTTCCACCCACGGCGCTGTCACCGTCTCGCCCTGCTGGATGTCTCGCGTTTCGGCTGGGTACTCGCCCGGGAGCCCGAGCGGGTTGGTTGTATCTTTATATAGAATTACAGCTTTCATGGATTAGCGGGAGGTTGTGAACTGTTGGGACATCTTCACGTAGTCGACTTGGAAGATACGGGCCGTTGTGCCAAGTGACTTCAGGATGTTGAACATGACTCCTGAGTTGTTCGATGTCGTGTCGGGAAGGTTTGTCGTATGAGTTGCCACCAACGTGCCGTCGATGTAAAACGTAATTGACGTACACGCCGCATTGATGTCGATGCGGAATTTTTGCCACGTGTTCACTGTTGGGCCAACAGTTGTGGTGTTACTCGTTCTGGTCGACGCCTTCGCCGTTACGGTTTGCCAGTTTGCCGATGCTGAAGTCAGTAGGAAGTAAGCGCCGTCCGTAGCAGTGTTTGCACTGGTATTATCGTGGAAGCCCATCCATAGCGCATAGGTTTCTGTACCGTCAGGCACGACCGTTGTGAGGCGCGCGGAGAATTCGAGCGAGACCGCGCCGCCGCCAAAGACGTAGGTTGAAATCCCGTTGTGAATGAAAGCTGTTCCGGTCGCGCTAGCGGCCGTGGTGAATTGTAGAACGCCAGGACGATTGACCGCTTGCGCTCCTGCCTGCGTCACGTTTGCGCCGTTGACGGTCCAAAAGCCAGTCGACGTGCCGACAGTGCCATAGGTGAAATCGTCCGCTAGGCAGTACTGGTTTGCGCTGACAAGCCCGATGTCCCAAGCGGGGTCCGCGCTAGTGCCACCGCTACGAAGGAAGTTCCCAAGCTGGCCAGAGGGAAGGCGAGACCAAGACGAAGCGCCACGGTAAAGGATGTCGCCTTGAGCTGCAGATCCGACGAGGTCTAGCAATTGCGATAGTGTAATATCTTCAGGATCGCCAGTACCCGCCGACGCACGCGCTTTAATCGTTGATGATGACATCGTAGCCAATTTAGCATTACTTACCGCATTATTAGCTAACGATGACGTATTAACACTTGCCCACTGAGGACTAGCCCCAATTCCCTGCGTTTGTAGAATTTGACCACTGGTGCCTGGCGCCAATCTGGCCCAACTGCTAGCGCCCCTGTATAAAACATCCCCAAAAGCTGGAGCGGAACCGGCTGTCCAATCTAGCCCATCGGAGATAGTAACTTCTTCCGGAGCACCAATACCGCTAGCGGTTTTACGCCCAAGGAGTCGCGTATGATTCATATCCGCCATTTTGGCCAATGTCACACTTGAGTTATCAAGCGACCAAACACCGCCAGCGATTGAGATATCGCCATAATCATTATCTGGAATAGTATAGCTAAGAGTTGTGGCCGCCATGCTAAATCCGGACCCAAGCGTAATTTCTTGAGGAGATCCAGATCCACTTGACCCGCGCCCAATAAGCTTAGATGCGGTCGACACATTTTGCATCTTGGCATATGTAATTGACGTAGCATCCACAGTCCACGTTGCCCCAGAGCCTGTAACAGTAATATCACCTTTATCACCATCCGTAACGCCTCCACCACCTGAGGCTGATAGTGTAGATCCCGTCATGGTCAGGCCAGATCCAAGCGTAATTTCTTCAGGAGGCCCAGTAGTACCAGAATTGCGTCCGAGAAGTTTGGACACTGCCGAGACGTTCTGCATTTTCGCGTAGGTCACCGCGCTGTTGTCGATGGTGTAGGTCGCACCTGAACCGCTAACGGTAATATCCCCCTTGTCCCCGTCAGAAACGCCACCAGACGAGACAAGAGCCGCACCGCTGGCCCGTTGATACCAGACAACACGCCAGTTGCCAGATGAAATACATTGAGCTTCAAGTGTGTCGTTTGCCGCCGTGATGATCGAAGTTCCGCCCGGCAGGATCATTGACGTAGCATTGTAGGTCAACGTGAGTACACCCTCAAAACGCACGTTACGTCGGGTGCCTCCAAGGGCCGCGCCGAAACTATTGATCGTGGTGGTGCCAGTAATATAAATCTTGTCGGAGTCTTGAAACCCGAGATTGACCGTGCTCGCGCTGGCAACATTTCGTTCGTCAGCCTGAAGGCTAAGAGGTTGCCAGTATGAACCATCAAAAAAGCGAAAATTGCGGGTAGTTGAGTTTGGATATACGTGTCCTAATCCAATTGCAAATGGATCGGACGCGATCCCGGCCATGTGGATACCACCATAGCGAGGAAACCTCGCCTTGACTGTCATTGATTGGATAGCTGTACCGCTCGCGCCCACATCAGGCGTCACAAACTGGATGTCTCCGCCACCCGTTGCGGCACCTGTTCCGGGACTTCCGTAGATGTAGAACGAGCTTCCCGGCACATCAGTTCCGCCAGCTGCCGCTGATTCTGGACGAAGCGAAGAGGCGCGAACGCCACTTGCCTTACCAGAAGCACCAAGGAAAAGCGTCGTGCTGTTTGTGTCGCTAAAAAACGTCGCGTGACGAATGCCAATGGCAGTATTATCAATGGAAAAAGTCCCGTTCCCGATCGAGAATGCGGCGTCTTGCGAATTTGCGGTATTCTTTAGCGTGAAGAATTGTGACCCCGTCGAGCTTTCGACGAGTACGTTCCCAGACGTCAGACTCAAGAGACGTGTGCCTGAGACGGCAAAATCACGCTGTGTCCATGACGGTCGATACCATCCCGTGCCGACATCCGTTGCCTGCGTCATGTTAGGCGCGTCGACTTCTGGGATATTTCCGGTAGGGTTCCTCCATTCTGCATATCCGTTATTCTCAACAATCATCCCAACCTTTGCCCTGTTTGCATAAGCAGCTGGCTGAAGGTCAAAAGCGTGAGTGAATTGAGGACCACCAGCAAGCGATCGCATCGCTGAGAACTGATTGATTGACACGCCTGCAAACCACCCGGTACCAGCAGGTTTTTCAAAAAACACCGCTACAGTATTCGTGTGATAGGTATCATGCGGAGAGTCAGGAAGCCCCGGCTTTACTACAAGATGATCTACCGAAACCCAATCGGACAAATGTGAAGTTGTTGGTGGGGAAGATGCTGCGTACCCAGCGCCAAGCACGAGTCCGTGCCGAAGAGTTCCGTCGCAGAACAAATACTTGAAATGCGGGGCAATAATGCGTGAAGCGTAAACATTCGCATAGGCCGAAAACTCCGCAACCGTCGTGTCAAACCTAGCAAATGTCGGGGCGTTCCAGATACCGTAAGCTCCATACTGTAGCGCAGGTTGACTAATCGCACTACCCGCAATATAAACACCAGAGCCGGTAGACGACGCATTTACAGAAGTACCAACAAATGAATCAGATACCTGAAACGTGTCAGCTGTCAAACCAGTTGATTGCACGTAATACATTTTGCCGGGATAAACCGTACCGGCAGTAAATCCGCCGGGCATAGATCCTGTTGCGCCCAATCGAATTCCAGTGCCAGCGGTAAACCCATGCCCAACTTTTGTAAACACCGCAGGAGATGTTGCGGATACTGTAACAGTGTCCCCAACAGGAAGTGTTTGCCCAAAGTCCAAATTGTAGTAGCCAGACACATACGTCAGACCATCCACAACAATGTCTGTCGTGTTATCTGGACGTGGGACAGCAATTCCAGCAAACTTATGCCGCACCGACCTCAGACTTTTATACGGAGCCGCCGAAAACACATTGCCCGGTCCAAACCTAAAACCAGTGTGGAAGTTCCAGCAGAAGATATTCTCGAGATAGGGCGATCCGGTTAGCGTGGACGTGTTCTTGATGTTGACTCCGACAGGTCCAGCCACCGAAGGATCTGTGAAATTTCCACTGATTGACGGGAACTCGTTCGTGATCCGAACGGGCCATACCACCTTGCACGAAGTTGTGAGCAGGCCGGCGCTATTATTTATTCCAGTGTACGCGTCTGTTCCGTCCTGCCACAAATTGACCGTGGTTAATCCAGCAGAGCTAGATGTCGACAAGATACGCGCCGACCCCAGATATTCACCATTTGGATCATAGAAAAAGCACGTGTTATGCGATGGCCAAATAGTTTGGTCATCAAGCGTAGGAGGAGCATCAGCATCAGCGACTTTGAATTGATATCGGCTGACTACTGTGTTGATCGCCTTTTTATTCGGTTGATACGTCTGAGTTCGCCCAACAATGTTTACATCGCGTATTCCGCCGATACGAAATTGCCAATCAGGATTTCCGGTGTTAATAAAAAATGTATCCCCACCATGCAAAGAGTGGAAAACGGTATGCCCACCGAAGTCGCCTGATGAACTTCCCGGTTTGCCCTCAAGCAAAACACCACCCTTGATTTCCACCGGAGAATAAAGAGCAAAAGCGCCGACAGCTTTGACTTTGAACGACCCGTTGTATTTGGTCAGATCGTTAGGGAGTAATGGGGTGGATGATTGTCCAGCGTAACCCTGCCATCCGTACGTAGGACGAGCAGCAAAATCAATTGCTGCTTGAAGTTGCGGTGCAGCGTCCGCCGTAAGTGAGTCGTTAGCGCCGAACCACTGAGGAATTACTTCAGTGTCCCAAACCCGGAACAGTCGTCCGCCGTTTGTGTTGCCCCATACAGTTCCGAGATTCGTAGCAGTGGTGGCATTCTTTTCGTACCAGAATTGGCCTCCGCCGCCGTCATTCACAGTCGACCGGTGGAGGATAAAAATGTTTGTATGAACATCATTCAAATTAGCATTCCACGCCTCATCGGCCGTGTTGAACGTCCTCACATACCGTTGACCATGCGCCGCAAAAGCAAACAGAAAAACCAACCACAGATAAAAATTTTTCATAGAAGTTTTTTCCACAAACCACCAGTTGTATAATCCGAAGGTCGAACTACAGAATTATCGTCATTAGCATCAGTTGCTCCGACATACCATGTATAAATACCACCGCCACCGTCCCCGGCGGCTAGATTTCCTTGAACAGTAACTTGATTAAGAAGAGGGCCATCCGCCGATGGGATGGCCTTTAATGAAGCTACTGTTGCCCTAACCGCGCCTCCACTACCTCCAGAAGATGGCCCAGCAGCAGGTATAAACCGCGTATAGGCCAAATGCGCAAGGCGATAATTGTTAGCAGCAACAGCACTGTTCATGCAACCTTTCCGCGCGGCTTACGCGCATTTTTAAGGGCCGGGACCTGTTGTTTCCCGATGGGTGAATGTTCACGACGCATCACAGATTGCGAAGTGGACGAATACGTATTGAATTGGCCGCCGCCCCCAACACGAGGATGGCGAAGTTGAGATGTGCGATTCATAATTAAAAAAAGGGAGGGCCGCTGGGCCCTCCCTTAGGCTGAGTTGGTTAGTTCAACGGATCGTATGTAACCTGAATAGTTGCGGCCACAGTGGCATTGGCCATAAGGCCACGCGTAAGACACAGACGATTGTCTGCGATAGTTTGGCCCGCAGCCGGAAGCGACAACGAGTCAAGAACTGGCAACGGATAAGTGGCGTTAGCGGCCACAGTAGTTGCGGAATCGCCGATACCAGAATAGGTATAGTCGTTGGCATTACCGAGAACATCGGTAATAGCAGCACGAGTACGCGAATAGGAGTTGTTACGTGCCCGGTAATTGTACACCGGGTTGTTTTGAGTGGTCGACGTAGTCGACGCATCATAAACAGTCACAACAGTCGCCGCAGCGGCCGTAATGACGATTTGACGAACCACAAAGCGCCCAGTCAAGAGGACCTGAGGCGTGGCAGCCACGAGAGAGAAAGAGGCAGTAGTCATGGTCTTAGATTAGAGGAGGGAAGTGGTGACGTTGCGCGCACGCTTGAACACGATGGGCAACACGTTACGGGTAGTTTCACCGGCGATACCCATGACCATCAAACTAATGGTCTTGAGGAACTCGTCATAGGTGTTGGGCTCATAGCGCACAGTGGCGGTATCATCCGTACAAGGCACGTTGAACCGATCAGTGATGCGCGGGCGCCCATTCCACTTCAGGGAGCCGACGGCGTCAGCGCCGCCTTTAGCAAATTCGCTCGGAGGCGGTCCAACGTCAACAATGGAGTAACCTTGGCCACCGCACAAGAACGCAATTTCATATTGCGCATCGCGATAGGCAGGATTACGAACGGTCTGACCGAAATTGGCCGCCGTGGTATTTTCTTGAATGGCCTCAGGCGCGGGCCAAGTAACAGTACCGGCAGAGTCCACGCTGAACCGAAGAGGATTCGAGTGCAGTGCCGTAGTAACACGGCCCCAAAGCGATCCCTTGAAGCCATCAGTCACGACATTCAAGTCGTAGGTCTTCATTTCCTTCAGGAAAGGATCGTTCACGAAGTTATTCCAGGCCTCAGTCGAGGTCATCAGAAGATACTTATCATTAAGGAACGAATCATCCTTAAGGGATCCGGCTTGATACGGCGTCGCGAGTGAATCTTCCTCGAGATAATTCAATGCCGCAAACACATTCTTGAGACTCAAATTACCGGGCGAAAGCATGTCAACCACTTTACCCTTAAGGTAGGCGTTTGACTTACCGGTCGCAAAGGTGGGGTCGCCATCACCAGTGGGGCACAAGTCATCAATAACCGTGGTCTTGTGATCACAGAACATGACGGCCGGCGACTGATGGAAGATGTAACCACGATAGAATTGGGAGGAAAACTCTTCCTGCCATTTCATCACGTAATCCAAATTCTTCGCGATCTTATTCTTCACGAAATCTTGAAACGCCGGAAGCCATTGGAAGGCGGGCGATTCAAACTTGTGATGACGAAGCGAATACGTGAACGTACGCTCACGATGCTGGATGATATCCTTCTTAGCAGGCGCCGTGGCCACAGCAGTGGGGAAGGCAAACTGGCGAAGGGTGGGCGGAGGTTCGGTAATAACACCAGTAATGGTGGTACCTTTGTTTGGCTCCCAGGGAATGGAACCAAAGATTTTGCGGAAATTGCCGTATTTCTTACGAAATGCGACCTCGCGCTCAACCATCCAAGTGGGAAGCGCGTTATACAGAGCGATATCTTGCGGAGTCCAGGCCTGACATGCATTCATGTCGATGGCAGGCATGGCGGGAATAGTAGCCATAAGTAGGAAAGCTGTGACAGTTTCTTGTACCGGCTCGCGTACACGTAGAAGCCATGCGCAGCTCACGCGCTTAGAAGCTATGAAAGGGAATTAGCACAGAACGTGCCAATAAAAAAGCCCCGCCGAAGCGGGGCTTTGAGTACAAATTACTTAACGAGCAGCCATTGCGTGCAACTGAGACACGAGGGCTTTAGTGTCATTAGGATCAACAGGATTTGCTGTTCCAGAAGAATTAGGATTTGGGGCCGAGGCCCCGGTGGCCGCTTTAAAGGCACCACGCTTACCTAGCTCGGCACGAATTGCTTGATTTTGCTTCATAAGAAGTTGGCCGCCAGCCAATGCTTTAGCGAGCAGCACAATTTCTGGGCGCCCTTGCATAAAAGCTGGAAACGTCTTAAGGTAATTGGCCTGAAGGGTATGAAACTCAGGGTTTTTCACATTACCAAAAATTTCAGTATCCATTTTGGTAAGGTTGGTGTTCAACTCATTGTACTTTGAGCGATGTTGTTCAGGCAAAGTGTTGAGCTTACCACTAAGGTTCTGAATCATGGCCGTGGCCTGAGAAATCTTAGCTTGAATGCGGGCCGAAACGCCGGGATGATCGGCGGGATTATAGGGCCCAGCCCATTGAGGTTTGCCATCGGGGCCCCTTTGCAGAAAATAGAAGGGCTTACCCTGTTCGACAGAGGCCGCCTGCTCAATCCACATCTCCTGTTCCTGCGAAAGGCCAGCCACATGATTGGCCACTTCGACATATTCGGGCGTGAGCTTATAGCCCTCTTCATGATCGAAATATCGAGCAGCCTTAGCGGCCTCGGAGGCGGCCTTAAGCTCATTTTCCTTAGCGGTCAACTGCTCTGCGACCGTTGCCTTATCGACCAAATCGCCATTTTGCAACTTAAGGGCGATGGGGAAGAATTTCTCAAAGGTGGCATTCGAGGAAAACTTAAGGGCATTGGCCAGATCAGGATCTTTAATCTGCGCAAGTTTTGGGGCACGGGCGTTTTGACCGGCGCCTGCTGGCGCTCCGGCGGCCGCTGACGCGGCCCCGGCGCCAGCCTGCGGCGCCTGGGTGTCACCATCTTCAAGTGTATCAGTGGAACTAGTTTGCGGCGCGCTACCGCGCGCCGCTGACTCATTTAGAGTATTGGAGGGCGATGGGTCGGCGGCTGCGCCGCCTCCCGAGTCGAGGCCAGCGGTGGGGCTGAGGCCGATGTCGCTGAAGGATGGCAGTGGTTCGTTCAAGGTTTCGTCAGACATGTGTATAGTTCGTTTAGTGTTTTGTAGTGGCGGAGTTTAAGGCGGAGGGCCTCGGGCTCAACAGTGTCGCTGGTGGCCGTCAGGTCCGCCAAAGCGGTTTGGACTTTATTGTGTAGGGCCCTGAGCTTGAGCTGCGTTATTGGGTGATTGACCCATTCGTGATGCATCAGGGGCAGGGCCTCCGGCGGGATTTCCATAAAGTTGTTCGGCGGTTTGGATGGTTTGTTGAAATTTGCCTTGGACATCAGGCGGCAGGGCCTGAAGGATTTCGGGCGGCAGGGCCTTAAGCAGTTCCAGCATAAGTTGGCCCACGGCCCGGCTGTTGTCCTGCAGCATTGGGGCCATTTGCTGATACTCATCAGGGAAGGCCAACTCAAGGATCTTGCGAAGGAAATAAATGCCGACGGGCGTATTGGCAAAAAGTTGATAAAAGTTTGTGTACTTAGTCAACTTTTCACTGCGGGCCACATAGTCCACATCGCCCGCCGGCAAAATTTCCACCTTGTCTAGAACGGCCCGGATTTCAGGCCGATCGGCCAAGAATTTTGTGTTAAAGCCCGACATCACATTGTGGACAACAATGGACCAACGAAACTTCAACAACTCAGCATAACCGATGGCGAAATTCGTCAACGGGACGGTTTGGTGCTGGACCGCCTGCTCTTTGGCCGCATTGAGTTCTGTGGCCGTTTTGCGAGAGTCTTGGCGATTGGCCGCCGCAAAGTCAGTTTGGCCCGCGCCCGACGAGTTTTCTGTTCGCAGGGCCTGCAGGGCCATCAGGCACCCAGCGTCAGGGGCCGGAGGTGTATAGAAAATGAGCTTCTCCTTTGTGACCACGCCCGGCTTGATGAGGACGCTGGTTTGTAGAGTCTCAGGATTTTCCACGACGGCCTGTTGGTCCCGGGCCGCAAACAGCTCCGAGGCCCGAATCATCCCGTTCACGTACGAGGTCCAGCCCATTGTCAAGGCCTCTTGGTCATGCATGTCGGCATGGGCCCGGCCCTTAATTTCCACGAGGACCGGATTCTCGGTAATTTCGTAAAAGATAGGGAAAATGGGATAAACGTCAGTGGGCACGGGCACAAATTGGTCCGGGACCGGATTCATGGGGTCAACTGGGGCCGCGGCCATTTTGCCTATGAACAAGGGCACAGGGTCCGATAACATTTGGTTCGGGTCCTCACTGTACCAAAACTGCTGAATGCCGATAGGCGTTTTGGTCATTACGACATAGACTTTGAAATTCCGATAAACGGAATCAGCCGAGGGCTGGGAGTCAAGAATGGCCTTAACCTTGTCGGCCTTCCACTTATACTCTTTGGCCCAGTCCTTAAATTGAGACTCCGAAATCATGTAGCGGACACCCAGCATGGGCGCCTGCTGAAAATCACGAGAGTTGACGGGCACAATGAAATCAGTCGTGGGCACATAAACCACGTCAGTGTCCAGCGGATTTTCTGCATCGGGGATGACCATAAAAACACCACGCCCATGTAGGCCCATGGCGTTAGCGGTTTTAATGTGGGTTGCCAACCAAGGTCCAGACCGAATCGCCTTTGTGACCTCGGCCTCGATAACATTAAGGGACTCAAGAGGTACAATACTGCTTGAGGCCGTCACATGGCGATATGAACCTTTGAGGTACTGAATAAAGACGGGCAGCTCGCGTTTTATGTTTTCTGCAATAACCCGGCGCCCAATGAAAGTTTCATTGCCCAGGACCATTTTTTTCTGGCGGGCCTCGGCCACAGTGATATCAAGTTCATACGCGTCCCGATTCATGTGCAAGACCGTTTCGTGCTTTGCCCAATCGGTCAGTAATGCCTTGAATCTTTGTTCCAATTGACCGTTGTCCAAAGAACCCTCCGGAGCGGTAAGCTCCGGCCCTTGCGGTGGTGTCATCAATGTCTCCATAAATACTATTCCAGTCAGCCCAGAATGAATTGGGCATTTTGCGTTTTGTTTCCTCTGACGTTGTTGAGGCCCCGGCCTCATTGAAAATGTATTGGTTTAGGCCCGCATTTGCCAAAATGGCCGCATCGAAGTGGTCTGGCGAGAAAGCGGCCCGGGCCCTAAAGTCGCCCTTGGACTCAAGGAGGATCTTGCCATCCTTGATCTTGTAATAGCGCATACCCATCTGGCGCTTGAGCTTGGCCGAAGCCCGTTCCAGATTGAGCGTCTGGTTGTAGACCAACATGCGAAAGTTCCAGGCCAGCTCGGCGCCTCGGTTGTAGAACACGCGCTTGTTGCGCGCGGCCTGTTGATTCAGGACGCCATTGACCGGGCAGCCTTCATCGTGCATACGCTGGATGATGGGCGTTCCTGTGCCTCCGGCGTCAGCAAAAACTTGGGCCGGGGCCAGGCGCTCTTGCTCAATAACTCCAACAAGAAGGCGCGTCAATGTGGGCTCATGGCGCTCAAAGAACTCAAGTTCCTTGATGAACTCGTTGCCTTCCCAAATTGACAGCACGACCGCATCGCCACCAAGGGCCAGGTCCAGCCCGGCACGGCGCGGCATCCCGTATGACGCCGGGGCCGGATACTTATAAGTAATGCGCTCGGGCGAGATGATGTGCAGCTGGTTCGTGACACAAAACTGGGCCAGATACGAGGACTGAATGTAGGGCGACTCGAGGCCAAACTCCTTGACGTCGCGCTCGAACTCGTGGAATAGGTGCGGGCACTGCGTATAGTCCACGCGCCTAAAATACGACTGGCCCATGACCATGCGCTGTGGGTAAACGTGGTCAGGCCGCGTGCATTTGTCGTAGAAGTAGCCCTGAGGGTCGCCCGGCGAACTGATGTTGACCCAGTGCGTGTAACCGTGACAGCGCTTGAAGGACAGGACCAGCTCGTGTTCCAGCGACTTACATTCGTTCAGGACGATGGCCATCCCAAACCCGGCCTTGAGCGGATGCCAACCCTCAGTTTTGCCGCCTTCGTCCGTACGGAACATCGTGATTTCGGACTTGGTGACCGAGCACCTGATCTTGTGCTTGTTGATTTTGAGGAATTTTGGGTGCAGGCCCGCATTGACCATTTTGGCCCGCTCCTCAATGTGGCGCCACGTCTGTTCGTGCAGCTGGGTGTAGGACGACGAAGTCCCGATCCAGTGAAACCACGGCTTGCAGCAAACGCAATAAAGGGCCCAGACGGCCAGCACGATCTGGTCCTTGCCTGAGCCGTTGGCCGCACAAAGGGTATATTGGAGGGGCGTCTGGACCGTGGCCTCGCGCTTAGAGGCCTCGTCGTAAGGGTCCTCATAGCCCGAGAGCCTTAAGAGTTCTTCGATCTGCCACCTATAGGGCTGAAGGTCCGGGAAAAAAAGTTGACAAAAGTCCCAAGCGTCCCGTATTTGCGACAGGACGGCCAAAGGATTAACTGACTGTGATGGTTCGACCTTCATTAAATTCCCTTCGGCGTTTTTCCAATTCGGCAAAGCGGGCGCCCAGCGTACCAATGGCCGCAAGGACACCGCCCGCGTCTACCTGGACCGCATCCCGCCGCCCCAATTTGTCGTCGCGCACAGTTCGGGCCGCGGCCAACCTCAAAAACCCGTTGTCCGAGTTGCGCGCCACGTCAATCATAATGTCCAGCATTTCCTCCTCGACCGGTTTGGTCGGGTCGACCACACGGGTTGACTTACGAAATTTGGCCGAGCCCTCGTACAGGGCCGTCTGGACCACATCGACACTCAGGTCCATGGCCTTAGCGATCACGTCCGGGCTCGCGCCCGTCTCGTAAAGGGCCACCATTTGGTCAATTTGGTTCATACAAGAGTAAGGTTGGCAATTGCGGCATGGCCCATGGCTAGGGCTTGCTGAATTGAATCCTTATGACCGGCGCTCGGCTTCGCCGTGTGCGCCTGGTACCAACGCCAAACTGCCGCCGTGGCCCTAACGTCCGAAAGGGCGTCGTGGGCACCTTCAAAGGGCCGACTATAACAATACATGTAGGCCTCTTGCAGCTTGGGCCACTTGTAGGAGCCGCGCCATTTGCCCGGCAACTTGCAGATGTCGGTCATCTTGGTCATCATGCACAAGTGGCCCAAGCCCTCAAGCGGGTTGGGTGTTTTGTACCGCTCAGACATGGCCCCAAGCATGGCGATGTCAAATTTGTTGTTGAACGCAATGGCGAGGGCGGCCGGGGCCCCGGGCCCCCGGGCCAGCGCGCGCAGCGCGCAGAGGGCGGTCGGGCAATCGATCCCTTCGGCGTTGACACGTTCGCGAGTCAGGCCATGGGCCTCGAGGGCCTTCGGGTGGATTTCGCACTCGTCAGGCAACTTGACCATGGCGCTATAGCTGCTGACCTCGACGAGATTGACGTCCAGCACGATAGCGGCCACCTGCATTAGGTGGGCCGTGGGCCCAACGCCCGAGGTCTCTGTGTCATAGATGAAGTACATAAAATTGGAGTGAGCAATCGGAGTCGAACCGATACCTCGCAC